CACTTCGGTGGGGTATCTGGATACCGACACGTAACAATGAACATTGCAGAAGTTACTTCTGTAGAAATGCGAATTCCATTTATGTGCCCTCTTTCTCATTATGATCTGATTACGCAATCAGGTGATATGGGAACAGTTCTTTGTAAAGTTTACTCTCAATTAACTGGTGAGGCTAGCGTAGATGGTGCGCTATGGGCGCACTATGAAAACGTATCTCTAGAGATGCCTACAGGAATGCCTATTTTCACAGCCCAATCAGGCGGTGAGAAGAAAGCAGGCGACGTAGAAACTCTATTGAAAACTACAGGACGAATTTCGAAGAGATTCAATGATGTTCCAATCTTGGGAGAATTTTCCAAAACTGTGAGCTGGGCAGCAGATGCCGCAGCTCAAGTTGCAGGAATTTTCGGTTGGTCAAAACCAACAGACCCCGAATTTGAAACAGCAGTGAATGTAACGTATGTACGAAACATGGCAAATTTCAATGGTAAAAGTTTATCTAAGCCTTTAGGTTTGGATGCACGAAATGCCGTTGAAACACCTACAAATGTGTTCGGTACTGAAGAAGATGAGATGGCGATCTCAACTATCACGTCTAGATGGATCTATCTTGATAGATTCGACATGACTGATGCTTCGGCACCTGGAACACAATTGTGGGCATGGCCTGTACATCCGAGTTCTTGTAAAAAGTACATCAACTCGGGCAATGTTACTAACCATCACACATTCTTATCTTACCTATCTCAAACTTTTGAGTTTTGGAGAGGGGGTTTGTGCTATAAGTTTCTTGTAGCTAAGACACCGTTCCATTCAGGTAGGATTAGAATCATCTTCGCACCCGGTGCTCTGTTATCAACACCACTCACATCAATCAATCGAGACTTCTGTTATTCAAAAATTGTTGATCTTCGTGACACAACGGAATTTTCATTCTCTGTGCCATTTGTATCAAACGCGCTTTGGAATGCAACTCACAAAGTGAATGCAGACCAACCTGACGCTCAAAGTTATGAAACCCCAACAGGGATGATTTACATTGAAGTTTTGAACAAACTCCGTAATCCTGATACCGCTGCATCTTCTATTGAATTTGTAGTGGAAACTTGTGCGGATGAAGATTTCCAATTTGCCTTCTACACTCGAAAGCAAATCGAATCTGTAGCAAGAATGACAGCTCAATCTCGAGCTGATCCACTCTTCAAAACAAATGCTTTCACAGATGCGAAACCAAACAGGTTGGCAATGGGAGAAGTAGTCACATCAATTCGTCAAGTTTTGAAAAGATATCATAAGATTTCTGACTCTTCAATCACGCCAGCTACTGCTACTGAGAAGAACAAGGTTTATCCCTTTGTTACTACACAGAATGCAGCAAATGTGAAAGATATGTTCAGCTTCTTTAACGAAATTTACAGATGCTGGAAAGGTGGAATGCGAGTGATGTTGGTTAACGATATCAATGATACCGCAGCACCAACACGAGTTACATTAGAGCCTTACGGATTGGGAAATGCTACTTTTGGAGATTATTTCTCCTTGAATAGCGCGTGGGAGATGAATTCCATGAATGGGGTACCTCAGGTACTCTTTTTCTCTGGTATTGAAAATACTTTGGAATTGGATGTCCCATTCTATCAGCCGTATCCTTTCTTACCAACATCTGTTGGCAAGCCTGCTTACGCAGCGGATTTCGACGGAATTCCACCTAATAATGTACCATACAATATGGGATCTAATCTCATTTTGGAGAATCCTTCCAATTTATCGATGTATCGATGTATTGGTGAAGATTTCTCATTTGGATACCTCTTAGGGCCTCCACGAAACTCATTCCCGATTGGCTAAATGCTAACTCACACAACACACACATAACCAAGTTCACTTGATGAACTTAATTACTAATCAACCCTTCAGGTAGATTCCCGCTACACTTTGGGCTTTAGAGCCAGAGTGTCAAGTCAAGGGGCGTATCACAAATACGTTTCTTGGACTGAAGTAGATAATTACAGCATGTAATTAAGACTGAAAATTTTTGGTCCTCGCTTAGCGGGGAAGTTTTTAGTAAGTCTTTATTATACTACTTCGATTCTTGACACTTATAGTGCAGCGGTTGCTGTCGCTTTTAAGATGCCAGCGTGCTTTATATCACTTATGTGATACATAGC